GGTTGTACAGGGTTGTACAGACGTGTACCTCGTACTACGAACTACTGGTACATGATTGTACAGTATAGATTCTAGGTCCTAGGGTCAACAGTCAACAACCATCAACCACTTATTGTGGGTTGCTGTAGGATGCTTTTAGGGAATCAAGGTATTGGGCTATGTCGTCATCGCTCATGGTGTCAAGGTTTGTTGTCTTGATCTCTTTCTTATCAACAAGGTACCCTAACATTTGTGCCTTGAGCCTGGCAGCTTGAACCGCTGCACCTATTTGCCCTCTTTCTCTAGCTTCTTGGATCATGGCATCAATCGATTCGATCTCCTTGTCCATAGTATGAATGGTTTGTTGATGTTGAAGAGAGCGCAAACGATCAAGGGCCTTGCGTATTTTATCCTTCTTTAGTAGGCGGGTAGCTTGAACGTGCGCTGCAGATTGTGCGTAACCGGCTTCTAAAGCCGCTTGTTTCTTACCTAAACCTTGAAAGATATATTCGACAAACTTCTTTTCCTTGTCGGATAAAATCTTACTTTCGGCACTAGTAAAATCAATAATATTATCTGGTCCTTTATCCATAGAATTATCTATAAACTAAAAGGCCAGATAAGTAAATACTAGGTTTTAATCGTTAATTGTTATATCTATTTCCTTGATAATATAATCGCCAGGGGCTTCGTCTTGTCTTTCGAACATGTGTTCTTCTGCTCCTTCTTTAGTGGCGAACAAAACGAAGTGAGACAGTCTTTTGGTTTCTTTACGCCATGTTACTATTCCACCAGAACTATCGTGCCAAGCTAAAGTAGGAATAGACAAATGCAAATGAAATTGATTTTCGGTAACACCATTAGAAATAGTATTGTTGATATTCTCGAATACTGCGTATGCTTTCATTGTTAACCTTTCTTCTTTAAGTTTGTTTATTATATAATTATTCTTTACCAGATGAAACCTTTTTTTCTACTTCATGTTCGAAGCATGGGAACTCACCCCATTTAGGTTTTATATCTGCTAGATCGCATTTGAATGGATAATTATAACCAAAACCTGGAATATCTTCTAGCTTCATGTCGCTAACATCACTAGCTAACATATTAACCCAATACTTCTCTTGGATTTGTTGTAGTTCTTTAATACATTCGTTTATGATTGCCATATAATGATATGCTTTCGCTCTATGTTGCGCTTCTTCATAGTTCTGAGCCAACATTTCAGTCATTGTAAAATTAACTACTTTTTCTTGCCAAATCTTTTTTACGTCCATTTATTTGTCTCCTTTTTCATCTGGTATATATTTCTTGTCTCCTAGTTTTCTGCGTCTTTCTTTTAATGCTTGAAACTGCAAGCTGTTATATTCTCTCTTCTGCTCTTCAGTCATATCGCCCCACATAGTATCCATTTCATCTAATGAATGTTTGAATGGGTAGTTATCGCAGAAGCCAGGTAGTTCGTTTATATCGTCCATACCATCGCAACATTCCCATGAATTAACTAAACTCTGTAATCTAGATATAGCAAGATTAACTTCGTCCATCTGTTTATATATCAACATAGTGTAAGCCTTTTTAAAAGCCCTATCTTGTAGTTTGCTACCAGATTTAAAGTATCGAACAGAGTCAATAAGTTGATCTTCTAAGTTTTGATATTCGTCACGCATTTTTTCTTTCTCCTTTTGTTTATTATAAAGTATTTAACTACCTAATGAAACATCTTTAAATTCTTTCATGTAGTATCTGTCTTTCCATAACCTGCTACCATCGAGTGCTGGACAAATAGTTTCTAACGTGTCATAAAATTCTCTCTTACCATCTTCGAAAGTCTTGCAAGGTATTTCTACAGTTATATAATAAAACCTAGTTTGATCGTTAATAGTAGTAGGGTCGTATGGTATTTGTGCTCTACATTTAAGTATCATGTTGAGTCCTCCTTAAAGTTATTCTGTCGTACAGTTCTTTAACTGTAATTACTTCTTTTGTTTCTTCATTACGCATTTGAGTATCTGCACAATCGTTACAGAACTCAACCCATTGACTTCCTATATTGTTAGAAAGTACCATCGCTTTCGTACCACCTTCTGGTCTACGAGTATCGCATATATTACAATGATCTGCCATATTCTTTCTCCTTATAATTTTATAATAAAGAATTAATTATCAAGATAAACATCTTTTGAAGCAATCCACGCAGGAATCTTTCTACTCTTGTACTCTGCGAAATGTAGCTTTTCACCTATGTAATATCTTCGATATGCTAAGTGTGAATCTGTATCTTTGTATTTATCTGGCATACATTGAGGAAACTCAGTCAAGTCAATCAAGCTACTATCAGGTGTTTTAAAAGGACCAGTTAATTCGAATGGACTCATACTACAAGCTTTGTGAAGTTTAACCCATGTCTTATGAGTTCTGTGGTATATCTCTTCGTACAGTTGACATAGTCTTTCAAAGTGTTCGTATAACCAGAAGTAATTAGCATGAGAAGTTCTAGCCCATACAGTACATGGGTGATTTACATATGCTGGTTCATAATATTTATATCTACCAAGATGTTTAGATTTTAACTCATGATGAGCTGTCGATAACATCTGGCCTGTTTCTAATATCATCTTCACGACATGCTTATCGCATAGCCATTCAGCTGACGTTTGAGCACATCGTGAAAGAGCAAAGATATTCATAAGACACCGTACTGTTTTAAGACTAACAGTAATAACAGTACAATTATGGTAGTTTGCTGATTTAATCTCATAACTTGTCTTTCAGCAGTTTAACTATATCATCTAAGTTGTTTTTGATTAGTTCAACAATATTGTCGTCTAAGTATTCGCCGACCTTATCTTCGACCATAGTTTCAATATCTGCGTTGTTGACTTCTTCCTCAACCTTATCGCATACTATATCGTTGATAATATCTTCTACAGTGTTTGCCATATAAGCCTCCTTGGTTTATGATTAATAGACAGGGGCCGGAATACGACCCCTATCAGAAAAAGAAAATGAATATAAAATAATACTAAGAATAATAAAAACAAAGTATACAATTACTTTAAAGTAAAGGTAGCTTTAGGGGTTTTACTTGCCATACCCTCTTTATCTCTATCTTCTGTAGCGATAAAACCTCGTTCTCTATCCCAATCGATATCGATGGTTCTACCACCAGATGCTAAGAACTCTCGAATAGTAAGACCATTCTTGTAGATCTCAAACATCTTATAACCCTTAGAGCCTTCTCTCTTTGGGTTTTTCTCTACACATATCTGTATACGAGCATCTCTGTCGTATTTATATGTGCCCTGTTTTTCTCTAGGAGTAGGTGCAACCTTACTCTTAGCTTTAACACCTTTGGCTTTTACAGCCTTAGGAGTTTTAGATTTACCCTTTTGGGTATTAGTTGAAACAGACATAACTGCTTTCTCCTTTCTATTTTTTTAATACTAATACGAAAAACCGCCGTAGTAAACATTTTTATTAATTTAAGTGTAGCACAATATAAGCGCCTATAATTACTACAGCCCACAATAGTATATCCATACAAATCTCCTTTCTATACTATATAGAGGCCTTTTTATATAAATACAATTCATCATTTGGCCTCTGAATGGCCTCCGTGTGGATTGCCTGGATTGCCTCTGAATTCTATACTAATCCCTTTATTCTTATTGATATACAATAATAATAACCATTTAGGATTAGGGATTGCCATTTAGCGATTAAGATTTACTGATTTTCTCAATTGCTTTTTTAATCACTAGTAAATTCGGGTTTTAAGATATATTCATCAGCAAGAACTAAAATTAAGCCTCGTAATTGACTAGATGTTAGTAAATCTAACATTGCAGCTTCTTTTAACAATTGCATTTCTTTATATGTAAATCTGTACTTTTCGTTTACATTAAGTTTATCAAAAATACGTCCTACTTTATCTACTACTACCTCTGGATTTATCATTTTGTACTCCTTTCATGACTGTCCAAATACTCACGAACATGTTTCGTTACTACATGATATCGTTGCATTAGTGTATTAAATCTGTTCTCATTCTTTATTCCTCGTACAAGAATGCCTTCATTAGTTCTACCTTCTAATATTTGTTTACTTAGCTGATGCCTGAGCCTTATTTCTAGCTTAAACAACCTAGTCGGTAGACTATATATACCCATCATATCTCTTCTCTATTACCTAAATCGTTTGCTACATCTTCGACTGCCCACCAAGCTAAAGCATTCTTGAATTGGGTTAAGCTTCCGATATGCTTAGTATCAAGATATGTTCCGATAAATGAAATGATATCACTGCTTCCTATATTCGTAGCGGCAGCATCTAATCGATTCCATATCTCGTCCTCAAAAGCATTATAAAACTTCACTGTATCACTATAATAGATCAGTTCCGTAACGATACCCGAAACGCAACCGTGATTAGAGATTTCTCGAATCGTCTGTTTGCTCTGAGTATCAGTTACCCAATGCTCGATATTTCTATATTTGCTATACTCGTCTGACAATATAGACCTCCCTCCAACTTTTAAACCACGGAACTCGTTGCCAACCGTACTTATTAATAAGTACATCTGCGATATGTGTATATTTATACATGATCACTTTCTCCTTTCTCTGCTAATAATACCATACTTTTATACCCTGGTGGTAAATACCAAACGGGCGCTGTCGTTTCTATCCATATTCTAGCACCGCATTTAAGAGGTTTATCGTGTGAGTAGACAACTTCCGATTTACCCATAATATCTACGTTCTGCGCATAGATAGATCGACCTCTCGTCTTAATCGTGATGCAAGCTTCTCGATCTCCTGTCTTATGATTTCGGCGAAGGATCGACTGATTGATGTGTATTCGTTTTATCGTTGACAATCTCTACCTCCTTTTCAATTAAAATCTTACCCATAATTGAATTAAGACATTTTCTTAAAGTTGATATCTCATTACACATATTAACATGAGCACGAAAGATACCCTCTAATTGATTCTCTATAGAAGATGTGCTAATACTTTCTACACGATGTATAGTCTTAACTTTCTGTTGCATTATCTTTCTCCTTTATTTTATTATAAAGAAATTCCTTACCATTAGGAACCGATTTCTTCATATAGTCTTGGACAATATGGTTTAAGATTAAGTTTTTTGTAATCTTTCCTACTATCCCTTCTTTTTCCGCACGGCGCTGCCAATGGTATAAAATCTTTTCCATACAAGCACTCGTGATGTCATTCAGGTAATATACCTTCTTGTTTCTCATATAGCCACGCATATAACTGGCCATATAGTCTTTATCATTTGTCGCCATAAAACACTCCGTATAATTCCTCAAGGATCTCAAATCCTTGATAGTCGTAATGAGCCATGAGATCGTTAAACCTTTTAATAATAGTTTGATCTTTAATATCATCGAGCCACCCTCGAACAGATTCTGAGCCACCCCATTTCGTATCTTCATAACAACGAAAATAGTAGTAGCCTTCAGCCTGAGAATAACCGATAACAACTTCGTCATCGAACATTAGTAGATCCATATTATCTGGCCTATCACTATGAAGAATACGGCTCAAGTAATCTCGAACCGTATCTAAAGCTTTGTATTGGCCGTTCATAAACGGTAACCCTCTAGTATAACAGCAGGGCCAGCTATTACGTCTATGAGATCCTCAGCTTTCGCCTTGAATTTCCACTTGTAATACTCGTGCCAATATTCCGTAGCAAGTTTATTAGGAGGCATTCCGTAGATTTTACCCTCTTCATTAATAACGATAGAACAAGATCTACCGTTAAGTCGACCTGGTAATATTTGAATATAACCGCCGACGTGTTCTTGAAGTTCCTTAAGATCTGGCTTCTTATCGCCAATAGCTTTAGGAAGTTCTTGATCGTTGCTATGAACAACGTACACTGCTTTTTTAGTCATATGTGTCTTTCTCCTTATTTCTTTATAATAAATAAATTTTAGAACAGTTTAAACAAGAATATTTAAGTGGCGGCACAAACTAATCGAGGATAGACGACTAGTGATTTTTTGCTATATATACACGGATTTATTTTTATTAAATGCCGCCGATTATTTTTTATCATGTCAGTTGTGCAAAATAAACACTAATCTTTTTAAATAAACAAAAGTATAAAGTCAACATGATAAAATTTTTAAAAATAATTAGTGGTTATTTCGTTATGGAGCCTACTGTTGATAGTGCGTTAAAACAATTCTTACAAGCTGAATATAAAAAAGATTGGATTGCTGCCTATCATCAATACAAGGAAGATGGCACTCTTCCTAATTATGTAAGAAGAACTTTATAAAGCATCTTCAATCAACNCTGCTTCAACGCAACTGAATCTCCATTCAAGGTTTTCTACATCAGAAAAATCTTCTCTGATTACCTTAAAGTATTCATTACATTCATTATATGACTCATGNATAACTTCAGATCCCATACGCACACATTTCTGATCAACCCCTGCTCCTAAACAGATCCAGCCTACTAAAAACCATTTCATTAATTAGTGAAGTGTAATACTTTCNCCTGTATCGAATATAGGAAGAGCATCGAAATCTTTGACTCTCATATAAAAATGAGCATGCTTTCCTTCATCGTCAAGAAGAAATGTAACATACTTTACCTTATTATTATTCTTAACATCTTTAACTTCTTTTACAGGGAAGTTCATGTCTAATTCTAGATCTTTAAAACACTTTTCGTTATAGCCGTGATCGTGATGCTGCAAGGACCACTGGTTAATAAACTCTAAAAGAGTTCTATGGGCATATCGTATTTTCATAATGTTTTCCTTTCTTATAATAGATTATAAATACGAATCGAAACAGTATAAACCGCTAATGAATAGTGAGAGGAGTTTGATAACCTGTAATTGTAATATTAGAAATATCAGGCTTTACTAATATGTTTTTAACTGTATCAACACCTAGCTTATCTTCCATGCGTTGAACAATACGACCGATATTAGAATACTCTAGGTCGTCATATTCTTGAAACTCTATGCTTTTTAGTTCACCACTTTTAACATAGTAAAGTTTTACCAGATATGGATAAACAGTTCTCATTTCGGTTTCTTCAAATATTTAATATCAATTTGCCAGCTTTTAGGGATGACCGTGATCCTACTTCCGAACTCGCCAGTTTCATCGGCGACAAGCACGATCTTTTCGTCATCTTCCTTAAACAAATATCCTACACTATTACACTTTGCTAGTACCGCTTTTTTTTCGATATCCTCCCATTCATGCCACCCGGTTCCTAATGCATCGAAAGCATCTAACCAGGTAACATGAACGAGATCACATTTTGTTAAATCGAAGTCTTTGTATTTTCTAGCCATTTCCTAACATATATCGACTAGCTGATTTACCAGATATTTGTGTATTTATCGATACTTTTTCACCAGCTGTTCTACCTCGTGAATAAGCCATACCATTCGTAACGTTACGTCTTGATTTCGAAGTGGTAAGATGAATACCTTGATTCTTTAAATGATCTTGGCATAAAGCTAACTCTGATTTATAAAGAGCAGGAAGATTACTTTTCTCTCCTGCGATTTGATAGTGCCCTGGATCTTGTTGCTCTATCTCTCGGTATCTTTCGTTTACCCTTGCTGTAACTTTAGAAGCGCAACCTAATTCGAAGTTTCTTCGAATACCGTTAAGTGTACGTTTATCGCCAGGTATAGGTGCTACGTGTTCTTCTCCTAGTTTCTTTATTGTATTAATAAGATACGATACCATCGATTTCGCAACCGCTATATTATGAGGTCTACCAACGTAGTTATGTTCCGTAGCTTTCTTGTAGTTCTCATCTAGCACTCCTGTTGAGTAATAGTATTTACAAAAGTAAAGACGAGCAGTAGCAGTTCGTAAACTAATCTGCCAGTTCTCTCTTACTTGCTCTGTAAAAGCTTCGTCAGTAATATCTTCATGTTCTAAATCGTTAGTAACATCTTCTGCGTTTAAATTATATTCCGCAAGATATTCCTGTGCTTTTTCAAAAGCCATCTGCGCTTCAGCTTCGGAAGCACCTGAATCGTTAGCCATCGCAAGTAGTTTTGCGATCTTCTTTTTAATAGCTTCAATGTCGGCCATTTGATTCTCCTTTCTTTATATTAAATTTATTATATACGATTGAAAGAATTTTGTCGCAATTATTTTAATTATAAGTACAATAAAGTTTATTCTTGTTCATATAGTCCTCCTAGATTATAACAATAAGATGTGAGTACTCCTTTTAGGCCTTCTCTTCGGAGAGGGCCTTTTTTATTGATTTCCAATCAGATGCGATAGATAATTCCTTTAAATCGGTATAAATAACGCCAGAAATCAGCTTTTCAGCCATTTCTGGCCGGTATAAATATATTTCCTTACTGACTTTAGCTAAGATATATACACGCCCTTTATATCGAGAAAATGATCGATGCCAAGCGATTTGCTCAACAGATATCTTTAGTCTAACTTTAGATGTTTCTTTAACTGGTTTATCAGCATATTTACCTTCTATCCAACCGGAAACGCCAGTNGGGGAACAGTAAAATAGATCAGGGATTCCTCGTTCAATGGCAGTTTCAATGCGCTGTAGAAAGAAATCATTAAGATGCTTACGAGCAAGAGTCCATAGATTAGCTTCACTCAATGTTACCCCAATTACTACCAGATTCTACGTCAACCTGAAGAGGAAGATCTAAGTCAACACAGTTTTTCATTTCATGCACTATCTCTTTTAATTGTTCTTTTCCCTTATCGTCTTGTGGAATAGAGAAGTCAAGTTCATCATGAACTGTAATGAGAGGAGTCAATAACCCTGCTTTGTATACTTTTAACATTGCAGCTTTCGTTACGTCAGCCGCACTTCCTTGTATTAAAGAATTAAGTGCTTTATGTGTATATGCACGTCTAATAGGTTTTCCTTTATAAATCTCTTTTGCTTTCTCTAACGGATGACCCATGCTTCCGAAGTCGTTAGCATTTTCCCATAGATCGAAATGTCTTTTACGACCAAGTAAAGTTTTTATGTATCCGTTCTTTGACGCATAGTTCAACATTCTATCGTAAAGACCTCTTACGAAAGGAACACGAGTATGGTACTGACGAAATAATTTCTCAGCATCGTTAGTTTCTAATCCTAATTGATTGGCTAATTTCTTTTTACCCATACCATAAAACAAACCTAAGTTAATCGTCTTAGCTTGTTTTCTTTTTATTCCTGCCATAGAAGCGACCATCGTATGAAANTCAGTTGTCTCATCATTCTTATAAGCTGATAAAGCAGTAACACTTTCTGGTAATTTTAGTCGTGAAGCAAAATGAACTAGAAGTCTAGGTTCTTGTTGTGCGTAATCAATACAATACCATTTTTCATTTTCTTCAGGCAAGAAGAGGCCTCGTATTAATTTAGACAGTTCTTCATCACGAGCAGGTACTTGTTGAAGATTAGGGTTACTAGAACTAAATCTACCCGTAACAGCACCTCTCGCATTAAATTGACAATGTACTCTTCCGTTTACGTGCTTTTCTAATATCATGCCGTGAATAAAAGTAGTTCTTAGTTTGTTTAGTTTTCTTACCTTTAAAACTAAACTTGATAATTCATCTTCAGCATAGTCAAGAAAGCTTTGAGTAAAGCTAGGTTTCCCTGTAGGAGTTCTACCATAAGGAATACTGCAGTTATCGTATGCTCTTCCTAAACTTTCATTTGCCCATACGTTACAGTCAATTCCTGACTTCTTGTTTAAAATATCTTGAGCTTCATGTTCTTGTCTTTCTAATCTTTTAGATACTTGATCCGCATTATCTAAGTCAACATTAACTCCTTGTACTCTCATATCTAGCAGTAAAGGAGTAAGATCAGTTTCTAATTGTACAATACGATTTAATTCTTGTTTTTTTATTTTCTTCCATTGTTCTTTTAATATCTTTACAGGTAAGATAGCATCTTGTTCAGCATACGGTCCAACATAGCTACTGTGAAGTCGCCATAAGTTTCCTTTTACATCTTTCTTTCCTAAGATTGATCTAACGGCGTCAACTAATAAAGTTTCATCTTTACCCTCACCAACATACTTTAGACCTAATGCTTTTAGAGAATAATCTTTTTGATTCTCATCAATAAGATGTTCTAGTAATTGAACGTCATAGCATTTACCATTTACTTTTATTCCTAAATTATGCAACCATTCTAAATCGTAGAGAGCATTAGCAAATACTTTAGGAGTATCTGTAGAAAACAATTCTTTTAAATAATTTATAACTAAAGGTTTAGGAAGATTACCACCGTCTTGATGTGCGATAGGAAGATAGTAACCCTTGTAATTATCTCCTGCTATACTAATACCAGAAACATGTCCATCTTTCCTGATGCTTCCAGGTCCATGTTTTTTTAAACCAGGGTCGAATGTTTCTAAGTCAATACCGATAATCTTCGAAGAAGAAAGATCTGGTAATACTGTAGGTGGAGTCCAATCGCTAGTGGGTTTGAAAAGATCCGTCGTCAAATCTTACCCACTTTCTATCGTGTCGTTCCCATAACTTTCTTGCATTCTGATCAACGTAATCTTCAGCATAGATTATCGTTTGGCAACTTGTGTTTAATAATAACTTAGTACACGTCATACAAGGAGATACTGTAACGTAACATGTATCTATTTCAAACACATTTTGACACTGAAGTAGAGCATTTTGTTCTGCATGAACAGCTTCGCATAATTCTAAATCTGTACCACTAACAGATTTTGCACCGATACAAGGTATATCTAAACAATGAGGTTGACCTGCAGCTACACCGTTATATCCTGTAGCAAGAACATGTTTTCTCTTATTAACTAAAACAGCTCCTACTTGCCTTCTCATGCACGTGCTACGTTGAGATACAAGAAAGCACATGTCCATAAAGTATTCGTCTTTACTAGGTCTAAGTGTGTGCGAAGAGGAATTCACTTGGGTTATCCTTGTATACTTTTAATTCGTTTTTTAAGTCCTCAAAACTACTAAATCTTTCAGGCGTAATAGTTTCATAGCCAAAACCTAAAGCTGTTGAATCGGCAACTTTATAAGCTTTTTCGAAGTTCTCCTTGTAAAGATGTCTACTACCAGCATTATTAATAAGCATTCCTAGTTTAAGTTTCTTATTATGCATTTGTCTCATTAGGAGACAGACAGATAAACCGATCATACTAAAATTAAAGTTATCGTAAGGCCAACCGAGCCATACGTCATTACTTCTCATATTAGATATAACATATAAGGTATCTCTTCGAATTAGAAATTGTAAAGATAACGTGCAAGGTATATCTCTCGATACTGGTGGTTTCTCTCTCCATATATTAATACAAGCTTGACGTGTCGTTAAATCGTCATTTAAAGCTTTACATATATAAGGTAGTTGATCTACGATCTTAGGACCGTAGGCTCCGAAATAAAATACTCCGTCATCACTAAATCTTTTAATAGCTTTCGAGTAAGGTTTAATTGTTGATACTCGGTTATCGCCAGAGAGTATCCAGTGTGCTTCAGCGAACATGAATTTATATCCGAGTTCTCTTTCTGGTATCGTAACGATAGGTGAACTCATAGAACATCTAGTCGTGTGTCCTATAATTTCTTTCGTAAACATACCACGAGGATCTGCTCCGTATCCTCTGTCTACTACTTCATCAATTAGATTACGGTAGACTTCATTAGCATGATTCATAGGCATTAAGTTCTCCTTTCTATGGTCTTAATCTATCTATTATTTTATCTAAGATATCTTTATCAGTAAACCGATCGTATCGTATGAAGTCATTTCTTTTATTTAATGGTTGTATCTTCTTTAAATAATTATCTGGCCCTTCATAAGTACCGTACCAATGATCGTAATATCTTTTAACAACTTTCGTTATATCGTGGTACTCTTCNTGTCTTTCTTCTCTTCTAGTTTTATGTTCTTCAATCAACCTTTGATAATCTTCTGGTATAGCCCATATATAGATTGCACCATGACTCTTTAGCCAATCAACCATATTCGTAGGNTCGTAGCTTGGACCAGGTGATCGTTCATAAGAATAGATTTGTTCACTAGGCCAATGTCTATCTAAGATAACAAGATAATCTTTTGATAATCGAATGGCTCTTCTCGCAGTAGCGCAGTGCCACTTTTCCATTTCTTTATGAACTCGCAGATGCATGTAGCGAGTTTTAAATAACCAGTGTTCTCTAAGTTGATTTATTAATGTAGTCTTACCAGCACCATCTGGTCCTTCTACAATTAATATTCCGTTCATAATAAATCTATTATAAAGTTTTTTAATTCCTCTTTAGACCAAAATACGTCTTCGTAATCTAATAACTGTTTATTGCGATAATCTTTTAATTCACTATCACTCATCAATTCTANCGCTTTTCTAGGTTTAACTCTATCTTCAAAGAAGATTGATAGTTCCGTAGGATCTCCACAAGTAATACATTCAGCATCTTTAATCATTCCATAACGAACTCTCCACCAACCGCTTTTCTTTAAAGTGTGATAGTGAGGAGGTACTAATACTCCCCATGATTTCTGATATATTTTATACAGTTCATGTTCACTAATTCTTTCCTGTCCTAAATTTTTATTACCATAAGCTTGTACTTCCCAATCGCCAGGTGTTCTTTCTAACCAACCTGGCTTTTGAATGAGAGAAGCATAAACCCATTTCTTTTCTTTATTTTTAACGTCAACTTGTTGATCAATACTAAATAGATCTGTAGGCGTTTCCATATAGGAATCGCAAATAGGAGTAGGATCCCATGCAATTAATTCTTTCGCTTTTATACCTAATGCTTCAATATTACCAGTTCTATACACTGGTGCAAGACATCTATACGGCCATTCTTCAAATCCCATTGTAGTGCACAAGTCGTTTAGTTCTTGTTTATACTCTAGTGCTTCGTTGTAATATCGTTTTTTCATAGGCGCACCAGATTGTGTATGGGTTTTCCATAAACGCCAGTGGCCTTCTCTTGCAAATGTAGCAAACCCTGACGGTACATCTTTAGTTTGCCAATCGTCAAGACAGCAAACAGCGTCTGGTCTTTTAGCTAATGTATACATTGCGCCATAAGTATAAGCACTTGGTAAACTATTCGGTGGAAACATAAATACAAATACATGATCGTATTGTGAAACATCATCACCTGGTATAATAGGTCTTTGAATTACTTCATGTCCTACCATCTTTAATGCTTTCGGAAGTAGATTCGCACTTGTTGCGATATTTAATTTATTATCACCACTACCAATTCCTTTAGCAGTGAATCCTGTAACTAAGATTTTCGCCATTTTTTAACTATTCCTTTTATATCTGGTTTTTTCCAACCTTCAGGTTTAACTACGTCAAATTCAGATCGATCACTAGCTTGTCTAATCTTTTCCATATTAGACCGTTGTACTTCTTTCCATGCTTTCTCAAATGGTAAACCCATTAACCAAGCTGTTCCCATAGCTACATAACAGATATCAACTAAAGCATCTAGTATTTCTACATCATCTTTATTATCTAAAGCATCGGTCAACTCAGCAATCTCTTCCATAAGAAAGTCAACACGCCAGTTACCAAAATTATAATTCATTGATTCAATTCCTTTGCCTTGATTAAATTTAAATTTTTTATGAAAAGAATCAATATCTTTATACTGGCTCATGTAAATAAATCTTCCATTTGAGGTGGTTTAGTATAGTCAACCATCTGTACTTGTTCCTTTGCTTCTTCATTTTCAGCTATAGAATTCTTTACAACTCTTCCTATAAATTCACCTACTGGTGGCATAACTCCTCTTGCGATTAAAGATCCTATACCAGTCGGAGAGCCTGCCCATTGATAGTCTTGAGGATAACCTGCGAAGTGTGCTAATTCTTTATGTCCTAATAATCGATGTTCAGTAGGGTGAATGTAGAATCCACCAGCAATAACTCCTGCAGGTTTATTTGCTCGTAATCTCCATTTCATAAATTGAGGTCTACCTTTTACACCTCTTCTTCCTTTTTCAGATCTTACCCAAGTTTCAGGTGGATTTAATTTTTCCCATACAGTTCTCAACTGTTCTCCTTGACCGCACTGAGGTACTAACTCAGCTTCAGTTTTAGTAAATGAATTACAGTATCCAGGTTCTGGTACTTCTCCTAAAACTTCTTGTATAGTAGGTGCTGGATTCCAATTCAATCTAGGAAAAGATAAACCGCCTTTATGCGCCATAAAAAAGAATCTTCTACGACTATGATTTAAATTTGTATACTGACCGTCAAGTAAGAAATGAGTAACATTGTACCCTAAGTTTATAGCTTTATTAGTAAAGTCGTCAATCATAGGACGACCTCCTGTTTTAGCAAATACTCTAGGAACGGACTCAATCGCTAAAGCTTTTGGCTGTAAGTCATTAAGGAGTGAAAAGACATGAGACCATGCTTCAATGCGAGGATCATCTCGCCAGTCTAGATCTTTGCGACCACCCGTTCCTAGTGTTGACCAAGGAGCACAAGGAGGGTTACCATAAACGAAATCAATTTTACCCTCAAAGTCTTTAATAGGCCAGTCGGCAGGACCAGAGTAAACTGGTATATTAGGTCTATTTAAAGAAAACGTGTCAGCGCCATATGCGCCATCACCTTCAAAATGTGCTAGTACATTGAAATGTTTCTCTACTCCGAGTGTAAACCCACCAGCAAAGATATGACTTCCGATTGCGTTCATAGTTATTTATTAATGCTCCTTTCTAATTAGTATAATAATAACTTATTTTTATTTTAAAACAAAGATTTTTCTAAAGTCTTTTGCGCCATATAAAAATACCACGATTCAGAATATTGTTCTCCGTTTTTCTTTTGTAACATTAAATCAATAGTTTCAAAGTTTTTAATTTTAAATCCAGATCTTATTAATAAACTAGCCCACATTTCTTTAGGTAATACAGAGTAATGATTTTGTTTATGTTCTTGTATAGCAGCCTGTTCTGGTGCTGGCATTTCTAAATATAAATAACCATCTTTTTTCATAATTCTGTTAAACTCTAATAACGTTAAATAAGGAAAAGGACTATGTTCAATACAATGTCTACACCATATATGATTCACATAATCTTTATCTAAACCTGTAAATGTTATATCAGTTTCTCTAAAAGGTGTTTTAGTTTCTATTAAATTATCTATATCTTTTTTAGCTTTTGTAATTCCTATCGTGTTGTGATATCCTTTTTGAGCTAAGTATTGTTGAAATAAACCAAAGCCACAACCTACGTCAAGTATCTTATCTTCTTTTAATATAGAAAATCTTTCTAAAAATATGTCAGCTTGTTGTCTTATAATACCATCATGCATGTTCGAGTAAGGTTCTTCATAGATTTCTGAATCTATGTGATTTAAAAATAAATCTAATATTTCTTTTTTTGTTTTCATATCGGATAACTATATAGCCCTTGTGGATTCACTATAAATAAATTATTCTTTGTTCTAGTAATTCCTACATAAAAAACACGATGTTCATCATCTGATTGATCATTTATGTTTTTCCATGTAGCATAAGATACATCTGTAAGAAGCATAACATTTTCAGCTTCAGCGCCTTTACTTCCATGTATAGTGCTAAGTCTTATTCTCGGTTCATTGTAAAATAAATCTCCTGTTTTTTCTAAAGCTTGATAATAATATTTATCATCGTCAGGAATTAATCCTAAAGCTTCTTCCCACTTTCCCATTGCTATTAAACCATGATTATTTCTTAAGTCTTGATATGTATAAGATTTTTCTTTATCTAAACTGTTTCCGTTTTTAAAACCTCTTTTAATTCCCTCTCCTGTTCTTATACAACTATATAGTTTCATTATAGAATCATAAGAAACTTCATCACCCTTACTTAACTGAAGCCAAGTTCTAATTGCTACAACATGTTTATTAGCTCTAAATCCACCGAACTTTCTTTCAAATACATATCCTTTTTGCTTTAGATATTTTTCTATAGGATACAATTGATAATTATTTCTTGCTAAAATTAACCAACCTCCTTGAGACATATCCGCATATTCATAAGATTCAATATAATTAACTGATCCCTGTTCCTCACTGCTAGACCAATCTTTATCGTATCTTTGCATAATTCTTTTAGTAACTTGATTTGCTAAATCAAAAACACGTTTTTTTAATCTATAACTGAAAGGTAATATTCTAATCTCTCCGTCAAGATTTAAGAAAGTTTCTACGTCAGCTCCTGCCCACTTATATATAGCTTGATCGTCATCTCCTGCTATATAAATAGTTTTTACAGAGTTAGATAATTTATCAATTACTTTCCACTGTAGCTTCGTTAAGTCTTGCGCCTCGTCAACAAATAAAATATCTATATCAGGAGTGTACTCAGAATCTAAAAAAGAACTTAACATATCAGTAAAGTCAAGAAGATTTCTTTTCATTTTAAAATCAACAAGTGTATCTGAGAATAACTTCTGTTCTTCCCATAAGTAATCACACTTCAACTCTCTCCATGTATCTTTTAGAGGGCACATCTTTGCCCTAGCTAACTGATCGCAAAATAACATACGATCTCCTAAACTAGCACCATTAGATACAATCTGTTCTTCGTCAACATCACCAGTCATATCTATTCTTAATATTTTTTTAAACTCTGTAATATGTAAGCCTTTAAATATTCTTTCACTATTTAAGCCTAACGATCTAAAACATAAACTATGAAGTGTTCTAAAATAATCTAATTGATCTTTATCAATGTCTTTAAATTTTTCTAGTGTTCTATCTCTAGCTTCTTTAATTGCTCTGCGTGTAAAAGATACAAAGCCAATGCGTTCTGGTGCTATCCCACTTTCTATTTCTTCTTCTAAAATATTTAATAATGTAGTTGTTTTACCAGTGCCAGGTGGACCTAATATTATTTTAGTTTTGTCTTTCGAGAGCATGCTTAAAATAATCTATAGTGCTTTCAAGTCCACTGTCTAAAGAAATTTGAGGCGACCAATCTAACATATTTTGTATTTTCTTAATGTTAGGCTTTCTATGTAAAGGATCGTCTGGTGAAGGGTTAGTATTTTTCCAACCAGGTGCATCTGTTTTTTCTGCTATTATTTCAGCTATCTCAACTATTGTATAACGATCAGGATTTCCTACATTAAATATTTCTTTATAATCGCTTTCACAAATTTTAACTAAACCTTTTATAGTATCATCAACATAACAAAAAGATCTAGATTGAAAACCGCCTCCGTATATGATAAGATTATTGCCTTTTAAGCCTTCTGTAATAAAATTAGATATAACTCTACCATCGTTAATCGCCATATAAGGACCATAAGTATTAAAGATTCTTGCGATTCCTATATTTGATTTTAATTTATTTATTGATTCATAGATTAAAGCTTCACCAACTCTTTTACCTTCATCATAACAAGCACGTGGTCCGAAAGAATTTACGTTTCCCCAATACTTCTCTTCCTGTTCATCTACTTGAGGATCTCCGTAAACTTCACTTGTAGAAGTATGAAGCATTCTAACATTTCCTTGCTCTAATGAATATGTAATCATGTTTTTTAATCCTGTATAACAAGCTTCTAACGTTTGAAAAGCATGAGTTTTATAATGATCTGGTGAAGCAGGACAAGCTAAGTTATATATGTAATTAATTCCTTTTTTATTGTGATCTCGAAGAAGCATTGATAAATCGTCTTTAACGATATCTGCTTCATAAAAGTAATAGTTTTCATGTTCAAATACATTACGTTCACTACCAGTTAAAAAATTATCTATACCAACAACTTTATAATCTTTATTTAATAAATGTTCACACAAGTTTCTTCCTAAGAATCCTGCGGCTCCTGTTACTACAACTGTTTTCATTTTTCTGCCATTCTCCTTATTATGTTCATTTGTTTATCAGATATCATCACTTTTTCTTTGTATTTGTCAATTCTTTCTTCTTGGTCTTTGAGAAAATTGCTTTCCCAATCGCTTATATTATCTCTATTTATAGATGAAATTAAACCGATTAATTCCTCGTAATCGTCATTATTCATTACTTTAATCAACTTTTTAGGAAGTTCTCTCGGTGCTTTTAAGTCAATTCCTTTATTTTTTAAATGAAAATATATAATTCTACATACTTGAACGTCAGCTAAAGCATCGTGCCAATCGAAATAGGCTACATTAAAAAAGTGTTCATAAGTTTCAACTAGTTTAGGAAATTTGTAATCGTCAAAATCACTTTCTAATTTAAGAATATCTTTTGTACTCATCATAGTACAATGCAAGTCTTTAGGTTGTTTAAAAGATTTTTTTAAATAATGAAAATCTCTTGCAATTATTTGCAAATCAAAAGCTAAGTTATGTGCGATAAGTGTATGAGCCGAAGCTGCCATAGAATTAAACACAGAAAGGGCACTAATAAGAGGTACACCATAAGTAGCTGCCTTCTCATTGGAGATGCCATGAACATCTTCAGCATCTTTAGGAATAGTCCAACCTTCTGGTCGTATAAGTATNGAACATTGATTAATAACTTTTTCATTTTCATCTACTAACTGTGCAGCTATTTGTACTAGATGTGGTTGTTTTGGATCAGTGGCTTCTAGATCACGGCGCCACAAGCCGTTCGTTTCTGTGTCAAAAAATAAATACAAAGCACTTCCTTTCTTTTAAGAGCCAATGCCCCAATGTTCGCTATGTTCGTCCTCTTTTTTACTTTTTCGAAGTCGCTTTAGCACGTTCAAAAGCTTTTTTAGTAGGCGCACCTTTACTTCCTTTCTTTCTCATCTTTGCTCCTCGCTTCCTCTTAGCATGAATATTTGCCCATAAACCTTTTTTCATGACTTTAAATCTAACGATACTCCTGTTACTTGTACAGTAGCATCTTTTGGTGGCTGACAGTTTTTACAATCACAAACTGCACATTCACACATACAAGTCATATCTTTATGACAAGGGCAATCACATTTATTACATTTTTCCATTAGAAAGTTATTTCTCCATAATCATCATGGTTAATTTCAGGCTTTGTAAACTCTTCTTCTTGTCTTTCAAACTTAGCCATTGACCATAAATTAACATGTTTTCCTTTAATCTTCTTAGTCATGTGTTCAGCACCAAACTCTTTTAAATGAGCAGTTACTTCATGTAACTTAAATTCCTTGAATCTATGTTTTTCTAGGAATTCCATAAAATCGTTAATCCTAAACATTGTTACGTTATCTTGCGTTACTGCATGACCTCGTAATAGATCTTCGATTATATCAGAAGAAGTGCTTCCTGTACAAAACCTTTCGCATAATTCTAGTAATCTTCCTCTGTTAGAACTATCGGAATTTACCTCTACAATCTCCATTTTTTCCATTAATTCGTTAATAGTTTCAAGCCAAAGTGGCTGTGCTACAATAGGCATAAGAGTATTCATATTCTCGAATACGACCCTTTGAAAGTTTTTTTGATTAATAATCTCTAAGCTATCGATAGGGCCAATTCTCTGATCATTCACTGTAACGAAATAAGTAGGAGGATCCGTATTGATCTTAGTAATTCCACTAATCGCAGGTAGATTTCCATTATCGCTAATACCAAATTTACAAGTTAAGCACACTGGTTTATTACAGAACGCATTAATAGGTTGCTCTGAGCACATATAATTGTAATCTTTCTTTTCTAAAGATTTAATAATTGTTTGAACTTCTTTAGATTTTAAAGGAGGTTCCATATAATTATGATTGTACTCCTCTATCTTTTCTTCCCATTCGTCAGGGTGTGCTTTCTTTAAATATACTCCTATGTTATATAATGAATTATTTCTTGTACCCTCTGGGAATCCATGTTGAAGTAAATACTTTAAACAAGGTGGACCATCTGGTAATAATTTCTTATCTTGCTCTTTAAGTTGTGGAATTTTTATTTCATCAATACTATCTATCTTTCGAATGTCAGCTAATTTAATAAAATCTTCAGGATTAGTAATATGTTCTCCATTATATACAGCATATCTCGTAGAACGTTTACCGCCGAAGTATGGCATATTAATCCAATTTCCTACATCTCCTCGATCAGTAACTAATTTTATTTGTTTAGGAAATATCTCTGCACTAGGTTTTCCTAATGCTGAAGTAATTTGTCTTAACTTATCAACAACTAATTTAGCTGATATTGCTTTTTTAAAAAATATGTATAAGTGTATTCCACCAGATTTAGTTAAACAAGGTATAAAAGGGGATGTTCCTAGGCCCTTTGAGAGTGTATCTACGTCTAAATCATACTCGTCAATGTCTATTGCTCCCCATAAAACTTTTGCGTCATCACGAATAGGAACTACACCAAGTCCTTGCGTACCTAATAAGTGTAGTTCCCATTGCTTTAACGTTAGCTTTTCAGCTATCGTTCTTGCAGTACCAGACCGCTTTACGCCAGATTGATCTGTATCTAAATCATATCTGCCGTAAGCACGGTCTAAGCCACTAAATAAATTATAAAAATTTTCTGCAAGCATTAGAATGGAATGTCATCGCCATCTACTGCTGCAGCTTTTTTCTCACCTCTTTTAATAGATTCCGATAAAGCTTTCGCATCTTTATATAAATCTGCGTTAGTAATAGGTGATGGATCTCCTACATTGTAAATGAACCATGAACCCTTATCATTATCTTTCTCTCTTGTAGAGATTTCCCATGCGTAATAGAATGTCGGAGGTTCAATCATTTTACCACCAATTACTTCTTTTTGTAACTTCATTCTAGTTAACCAGTTTCTAGAAACGGATAAAAGAGACCCTGTCATCGACATTACAGCAGGTTCGTAGGAACCATCTTCATTAATAATCATAACGTAATGATCTGCTGTATCAGCAACTTCATTTCCATTAGGAAGTACAAAGCGACCGTTCTCATTCTTCGTTAGATCGGAAGGTCTAGATTCATGTGTTTGAACTAAACCACCACCTTTCTCTCTAGGAATCCATTCTACATAGGATTTCATAAACTCACAAGGAACAACTTTAATCGACCCTCTATATAGAGTATTAGTTACTGTATTAAAGACGTGCCCTTCTTCAGCACCTTCTATATACTTGTCGTCTTTCTTTTTCCTTTGAGGACTTCCTGATTGAACAATAGCCAATCTAGGAATACTCATATCTTCAGTTGTAACATTCTGAAGTCCTTTACCTGCGTCAGCTAATATTTCATCAGCTAATTCAGATAAAACTACGTTTGTTGCTTCTTTTTTAGCAACTTGCTTTTGCTCTGACATATCGTTATTTTTCTCCTTTCGATAGTTTTACTTTAGCTAAAGGTGTTTCATACCAATTAAATAATTCTTCCGGTATATCTTCACCTTTATTTCTTAAATCTTTAAAAGTAGCTTTTAAAGTTTGAGGATGTACAGTAGCTTTTTCTAAGTAGCTATTTTGACCGTTATTTTCTAAAACGTCTTTTATTCTCTCAGCTTCTTCATGCTCACCACGAGCAAAAGATAAAGTTATATCATGTTTAATAATATCTCCTAAACCTTGAGAGTCAAGCCACTCTAAAGCTTCTGTTCTCTTATCTTCTTTAACACTTGCGTATAACTCATCTTTTATAGCTATTTCAGTGCCATCGTCCATAACGAACTTACTAATGTTTAAAGAAGCCATTACATCTGGTATTTCTTTTTCCTTAACATCTTTAATTTCTTCATATGTTTTACTGGCTAAAGATTTATACTCAGCATACTGACGTTCTTTTTCTACGAGTTTACGACAAACTAAATTTAGTTTTCCTAACTTTTCATCTGTCGGTATCTCACGTTGTTGTTTAGCATCTTCTTCAAGACTACTAAATATTTCACTTGACATTAGCTTTCTCCTTTCTTCCGAATAAGTCAATTGTTACTGAATAATAAGCTTTAGTTTGCTTATCCCATTTTAGTAATTTCATATAGCCATTATTAATTTCACCGGCTACCATGGCCGTTATAGCGATTGCTGCCGGATCTCCCATAGCTAATACGAAATCTTCATCTGTAAAGTTTTTTAATTTCTTTCTAACAGTAGAAATAGCTCTATTTGATGAAAACACTATTTGACTTCCGAAAGGAAAGATAACATCTAGTTCTCCGAATCTAGCGGCAGGCATAACATTTACCGATGGATTCTCTTGTACTATGTATACTTTAGAACTCATTGTTTCTCCTTTCTTATTTTTTAGTATAATATAAATTAATTTTTAAATTTAAACAGAAAGAATAATATAATGACGCAAGTATCTTTTAGTAATGAAGAATTTATAGACTATAAGTATAAAACGAAACCATTTAAACATCAATGGGAAGTTTTTAAAACTTCTCGTGATGAAGAGTATTATGCTCTATTTATGGAACAAGGAACTGGTAAATCAAAAGTTATTGTAGACACGATAACTTATCTTGCAAGAAAAGGCAGTATAGATAGTGCTATTATTGTAGCACCTAAAGGTGTTTATCGTAACTGGTTAAAGTTAGAAATACCTATACATATGCCAGATGATGTTCTTGATTCTATTTATATGGAGTTATGGAACCCTATTGAAACGAAAAAGAATATTGAACGATTAACCGAATTTATGAAGTCTAGCCATAACGGTCTTAAAGTCTTTATTATTAATATAGAAGCTTTTAGTACACTAAAAGGACTTCACTACACTCAACGTTTTCTTAATGTTCATAAGTCTATGGTTGTTATAGATGAATCATCAACGATAAAACATAAAACTGCTCGAAGAACAAAGAATCTATTAAAGATTGCGAATATGGCAAAGTATCGTAGAATATTAACAGGAACACCTGTAACTGCAGGGCCAATAGATATCTATACTCAGATGTCTTTTCTTTCTGATAATATCTTACAATCTTCTTTTTATGGTTTTCGTAATCGTTANTGTGTNTTACGAAGGCGAACTATTAATATGAGAACGTTTGATGAAATAGTTGATTATCANAACTTAGATGAACTACAAGATATAATTAAACCTTATTCTTATCGTGTAACGAAAGCTGAATGTNTAGATTTACCAGATAAAATTTACATAAAGCGAGAGATTGAAATGACTTCTAANCAAAAGAAAGTATATGATATATTAAGACGTAAAGCATATATAGAATTGTCGGAAGAAAAATCTGTAACGGCTCCTCTTATTATTACTCGATTATTAAGATTACAACAAATCATGTGTGGTTTCGTAAAGTATGATGACGGAAGAGAAGAAGAAATAGATAAAGTAAACCCTCGAATAACAGAATTAATTCAAGTGCTTGAAGAAACGGAAGGCCAAGTTATTATTTGGTCTAACTATACTAGATCTATTCACGATATAGAAAACGCTATAAAGAAACATCTACCTAATAAAACATGCGCCACTTATTATGGCGACACAAAATCTGAAGATAGACAGGAAATAGTTACACAATTTCAAGCTGGCGAAATAGATTATTTTATAGGACAACCTAGAACTGGTGGTTACGGATTAACTTTAACTAACGCCACTACTGTTATTTATTATGCTAATAGCTATGATTTAGAAGTTAGACTACAATCGGAAGATAGACCTCATAGAATAGGCCAAACTAATAAAGTTACTTATATAGATTTTGTAACTCCTAAAACTATTGATGAAAAGATATTCGAAGCTTTACGCAATAAAAAGTCTTTAGCTGATAGTATTACAGGGGATAATTGGAAAGAATGGATTTAATATTCTTTATAATTTTTAATTAAGAATTCTTCTATCCAAGCCATCTTATCGTCCATTTGAACTATTTTTTCTTTTATTACAGCTACGTCTAACTGCATTTGAGTAATAGTATCTACCTTAGTTTCTACAGCTTCTAATCTAGATTTCCACATACCCCAAGTCATAGCAAAACCTACTACCATTACAATATATGGAGTAGCTATCTTGAGATCTATGTTCATGGTATTATTTTACAGTAGCCGACATATTATTCAACGGATTATTTAAAGCTTTATCTATCTTTAAGTCAAGACTTTCTTCTAGTAATTTCATTTCATCAAGAAGTTCTCTAGCATCTTCTTTCTGTCGATCTTCTACATCATTTACAATTTCAGTTATATGTCTAATATCGCCTTCCATTTGGCGTAAGTCTGCTTTCAAATCATCTTTTAATTCTTTTGCAGTAGAAGCAACTAAGCTTACTTCTTCTAATATCATAGGTATTTCAGTTTTTATTATTTCTAATTCTTGTTCTACTAGTGCGATTTTTTTATCGAAATCACTAAGATCAGGAGCTACAAAATTTTGTATCTGCGCTTTCATATCTAGATAATCGTCATAAAATTTATAAGCTGACCAACCTCCACCTACGATTGCTCCTAATAGAGATAGTATAATAAAGAATTTACCACCACTAAACTTTATACCTTGATATTCAATACTGGCCATTGATCATTTGTTCCATTATGTTATTTTGTGAATTGCTAAACAATATACCATATTTGTCATCTATTGTCTTTAACAAATATTCTTCTACATTAGTATCAGTAATTGTTGCTTGTGAATCAAAAAACGTTTTAGTATTACCAAGTATCTGCATTACGATTAAAGTTTTAGTTTGAGCAGCATCGTCATATCTAGCTTTATCATCAATCTTCTTTACTATTTTAGTAGCAGCTTTTTCCTTATCTGATATCTTAGGTTCAGATGATTTCTCTTCTTCTACCGTTTCTTCTGAATCTTCTTCTTTTTGTACTGTTTGTGGTGTTTCTTGTTCTGGTTCTTGTAATTCTTCTTGAGGTTCTTCTGTAATTTCTTCCTCAGCTTCAACCATTTCTATTTCAGCTTCCATTTCAGCTTCTATAGAAGCAACTTGCACTTCTATTTCAGGTTCTATATTTTCTACCTCAAAATCTATTTCTATTTCTACAGTTTCGTAAGTAATATCTTCTTGTGGAGTTTCTATGGGAACAAATTCAATTTCACCTGACTCGTCAATTGTAATATCATTATATTCAATAATCTCTTCGATTAGATCTAATTCTGTAGGATTTCCTATGTTTAAATAAACTATTTCTTCAACAGAAGTTATCTGTTGAGTAATAATTGTATCAATTACATTATATAATACATTAACAGTCACATCATCAAATAGTGGACCAATAGCTAAATTTATGTCTCTTCCACCAATTTCAATAGTAACTTTATTTAAAATGCCACTGAAATCGAAAGACCCATTGTATGATTGGTAACCTGATGCAATGCCAGTGTCAGACAAGATGTCAGTACCTGAAAAGACTGAAGTAGTTCCGTTAAATCCTGAAACGTGCATGTATATTCTATCTTGAGCATCTCTTTTATCAACTTCGATTGAATACTTTACTTGACCACCATTGTCTATATTTAAATCTGATATGTCAATAGTATTTACAAAAGTAGTTCCCATGCCATCAACTCCCATTGTAGAAGTATTATTACCACTTCCTGTTATCTGAGCACACTTATCAGAACCTAAAGCGTAACAAGAATTACCTGAAGGCATGGATGCTGGACCCTGGCCACCCCAATCAATATCCATATCGCCTTCTTTGTTAGATGATACATATCCATTACCTCCGTCTAGGATGTCTCCAGAATCTTCATTCGTTACTGTTGTAGTCGTAGTTGTAGTCGTGGTAGTCGTTGTATAGATAATTTCTGTTCCCTTATCTTCTTCAGTTTTTTCTACAGTAACTTGTTCATCAATCGTAACTCCTGGCGTGCAAAGACCTTCTACATCTGGTAGACAAGTATCTGCTTTAGAATAAAAGGATACCAGTAGTAAGAATAAACAAAGTTTTAAATAGAGCAGCATTTTGTGCATCACTAAACTCCTTTTCTGGTGGTTTATTTTCGGCAATATATTCTGATTTGTATTTACTGCCGTCTGGTATTTCATCAGGATTATTAGACCAATACTGTTGAGCTTCTATTCCGATAGAACCTCTAGCAGGGCACGGGGTTCCTGCATCAGTCATAGCGTCCCAAACACGAGAGTCTTGACATAAGACGGATACTGCCGCAACCTTCATACCGTAAGCATATAGACTACGACTTAGCTTTAATTTTTGACATAATTCATCATCTATAACTACACCTGTAGCTACACCAACTACATTATTTTGCACACTGGCTCCCACACCAACTTTACATATATCACTATTATTATTCATAATTGTAGGAGCATTTGCAGTAGGAGGTGTGCTATTAGTTACTACTGTACTAGATACAGTGTTCGTTTCAGCGTAAAAATTTTTTGTGCCACCAATAACGAATACTAAAGTTAATATAAGACAACTTATTAAATAGAGAAACCAATTCCCCATTAATCCACCTTACTCAAAGATCTAATAAATTCCACACCTTCTATAGTTTCTATTTGTGCTTCAACTTTAGCACAAGATACTCTTGCAGTATCAGATTGCATGTTGCGTTCTATAATTCTTTTCTTTTCAAGGCAGTCTTTAACACCATCTGTTACAGTATGTTCAATCATAGTACCACCAGAAAATAAAATTAAAGCTATAATTACTTTAGTGACCATTTGCTGCCCTTATTTTATCTTTTAGTTCTTCAATATCTTCAAGTGCTTTTTCCATGTCAGTTTGTAATCTTTGTATATTAACTTTGTTATGTGCCATATTTTCTAAATCTTCTGACATACCTTCTACTTGTCCTGATACAAATTCTAATAACATAAACTGTTCTTGATCGACTGGCGTTTGATCAGCACCTTTAACTAAGTCTTCTTCAAATAAAGTTTGTCTTGTTTCAATATTATTTAATCGTTCAATGACTCCAAAGTATGCCCACACACCTATTGCTACTGCTGCGAGAATACTCAACAAGTTTCTCATTGGCATGGAGATACTTGTTTGATCTGATATTTTCATTCTTAATAATCTTCTACCACTTCCTTTTTTTTGGATCGGCCATTACTTTTTAAATTTTTTAATAGCAAGATCTGATACTTTTAATCCAAACGAACTAGCTATAGCTGCCAATAACGCCCATATGTACCAGTCAGGTAACTCATCTAAAGTTATGAATCCATCTTTTAATTTTGTAATCCATTCAGGTTTATTTAAAAATATTGCAGCAAAAACTATAATGAGTGGAATCGAGAGGATAATTGTGAACCATTCGTCACGCCAAGAATTTTGCATATTTTTTTGTGTTGCGATGGCGTAATCAATTTCACCTTCAGCCATTTTTCTAACATGCGTTTGCTCAGCTTGAGCCATAAGTTTTTTAGTTTCGGTTTTAGTTTTAACAACGTCAACAACTCCTTTTAAAATTGTAGGAACTAAATTTAAAAGCATTATACGTTCCTCACAATATCTGCTAAACCATTTGCTCGATTAGGTGTTTGTTTAGCCCATCGGCTGTCTAACATTTCTGCTGAAGCTGTTACATAATCTTTATTTTCTAAAGCGGCCTTAAACTTTTTAAAGCCACAAAGNCGAGGATATCCTAGTTGAAAACACATTTCGATTATAACACCATAAATATCTTCTGGATGTTCGTTCTTATCTATGAATTTATCGGCATCTCCTACTGCAGTTTCAAAGTCTTTTTCAAAATATCTCATAACAACGTCATCTGAATATTCTACATTTTCTTCTAAATCATCAGATTGTAATACTAAATGTCCTACACCAAAGGTTTTAAGACCTAAAGAATCTTTATATATCTTATTTATTTTACCTTCGTGTTTAATTATACGTTCTTTAATGGTTTCCAAAATAACACTCTCCGTCTTTTTTTACGAATAACAATTTTACACCATATTCATCTTGTTTACTAGTAGGTTTTCTATAGATCTTTTGTCCGTTTTTCTTTCTAAATGTTTCACTTTTAATATCTATACCTATTAGTTCTTTACCATTAAATATAACTACGTCTATAAAACCAGTAACATGTACATTTTTAAATACATGATAGCCTTGTTTTAATAACCAAGAAATTCCGGCATGCTCTGATGATGTTCCTTTGACCGATTTACTCAGAGACACTAATTAAATATCTCTAACGAACCTACACTATCCACTATTTTATCGACCATTGAAGTTGGCTTAGGTGGTTCTTGATCTGCTTCAATTGCTTGAGTTCCTGATACAGCGGTTACTGTTCCTAGTTTTTCTTGATCAAGTAAAGTTTTTATATACGTTTCTACATCTAACACGTTATCCATATAATCTTCAGCACCAAATAATTTTACTGCTCTAGTAATTCCTCTTAAGATTGTTCTTTTTCTATTTAAAGGACCAAAAACTATATCAAGCCCTGCTCTAGTTATTACTGGTTCCTTTTCTATATCTGTAATTTTCTTTTGAAAATTTAATAAAATATTTCCAATATCGTCAAAAGCACCTATGAATTTAGCGCCTCTTTGTTCACCAAAGATATTTAATAACATTTCTCTATTATTATTAACTTTTAAAAACTCTAAAAGCTTGGCTCCATCAAACGCATACATACCAGCTCTAGCATCATAAGATGTTGTTGCATCATAAAATTCTCTTAAAAAGAATTGTTGAGTTTGTCTACGCACTTGATTAGCTAGTGCTGAATCTCCTGATCTAATAATACTAATTATTTTATTAAATTGAGTAGGATTTTTTTTAAAATAATCTAAGTAGTTTGCAGGGTCCATGCTAGTAAATTCTTCATATTCTTTATTTACTCTTCCTAAAGCACTTTCTTTTCTTTTATTCATTGTTTTAACGTATTGATCAAATTTTCTAGGAGATTGCATTAGTTTTATAATGTTTCTATTTTCTCCTGTAAAAAAATTGTCTATGTATTTGTTTGAAGCAAACCACTTATCTGCTCTCTTAGCAAGTTCGCTTGAAGGAATACCTAAATCACCTAAAACATTTTTTATATAATCATCTATTATAGCTTGTTCAAATACTGCTTTTTTAGCTAAGTTAGGAGTTTGATTTAAGATACTTGCCATCTCAATAGCAAATCTTTCATTAGATAGCACGTGGTTTATAATATGACCGTCTGCTAATTTTACTTTGCCGGATTTAGATTGTATGAATAATTCATTAATAACATTATTATCGAAATCTTTTCTTAGATTTCTTAAATTATCGTAACTAGCAAATAATTCATTAGCATCATTTTTACTTAAATTTTTATTAACTCCTCTTCTTAGATCTCTTCTTAACGCAGATAATAACTGTCTAAACTCTGCTTTCTTAGCATCTGGTACATTTTTTAATGCAGCAGAAAAACTATCTGAAGATAAAGCATCTACATACTGTATAAGCTGTTGAGTTTGTTCTAAGCTTAATGTTTTAGTTTTTCTACCTTCTTTAGTAAAATCTAAGAAATTTTTAAATATGCTATATTCAGCACTTTTAGGATCTAATTCTCTTAAGAAACTTCTATTGTTGTCTATTAAATTTAAAGTTTTTCTAAAACTACTTAAAGTAACTAAATTATTAGTTATCTCTTCAGAGTAATTACCTAATATTCTAGATACGTTACCTTCAATTGCTTCTAATTCAGTGTTAAGTAATTTTTTTTGTTGATTAAATATATTTGTAATAAAGTTAGTGTTTTCTAATAAATCTATACCTCCGTCAGAACTTTTATTTATTAAATCATATATTTTACTAAAACTTGAAAAATCTTGAGTATAATTATCTAATATTTTTTGAGTGTTTTTTTCTAAACCTTCACTTACTCCTGTTTGTATGTTCTCTCCTAACTCACTTACTACTTGAGTTTTAGGAGTGGGTTCTTCTCCTAAAATTTTAGTTGTATATTCTTCTAAACTATTTTGAGATAAAATTATTTTTTGTTTATAAGCTTGATTATATTTATCAGCTAATTCAGGTATTTTTTGTATGCTATTTTCCTTTGCAAGTAAGTCGTAACTACCAGTAGCCTCTCCTAAGGTTAATTGAACTTTAGCTGAAGTATTACCCGTTACTTCTTGTATGTCTTTATTAATTTCGTCTAATTTATTTATAGTTGTAGAACCTGATTCAACAGCCGCAGTGCTTTCTTCTATTTCATCATCTTTAAGTTTTTGTTTAGGAGATCCTAATTTATTCATAATAAACTTGTATGCTTTATCTGCTACCTTAGTTAGTACCGCTGTACTTACTCCTGCAAATGCAGCATCTGGTAAAGAGTTTATGAATTTATCTCTAAATTCTTCTGCAGTTACTTCTTTCCCTGCTAATTTTTGATTAGTCATGTAAGCACCCATTTGAGCTACTGACTCTACAAATCCTGCAGCTAAACCGGCCCCTACTGGTCCGCCTTTAGCATACGCTGGTATTTCTAATAAAACACTTGCAATATCTTTAGTAAAGTATCCTAAATCACCTTCAGAAAATCCAGGCTCATTTACGACTGACCAATTACCATCTCCTACTTTATATAATAATAAATTATCATCTACATCTACGTTAAATCCAGCATCTTTTAATTCTTGAATTCTGTTTATATCTCTAGGCGATTCTGGTTCTAACTCACTAGCATATGACATTTGAATATCTTCACCAGGGTTAAACGTTTGAATAACATTTCCTACATATTCTTTAACTGTATCTGGACCCATGTTTGAAGAAGCGCCGTACATTAGATTGTACATGAAGTTAGCATAACTGTCAGTTTCTTGACTGTTTAACCCTAACATTTTTAAAGATGTAGTTTTACTAGGTTGAAAATCTCCTAAAAATTCTAATTTAACGTTTTCTGGCACTATTGCATTAGTGAACTCTTCTGTTCCTGGTTGTAAAGGAAATTTAAATCTTACTTCTTTTTCTATTAAATATTCTTCTAATTCTTTATTGTAATCGTCAATGCCTTGCTTCATGACGTCAACATCGTAGCCTAAAACATTCGGTTGTTTTTCTTCTTTCCTTGTAGTATCTAATTCATTTATAAGTGTATCTAGTTCACTTGTACTAGAATTTTCTATTTTTTTTAATAATTCTTTGGACATTTTTATTCAATATCAACATCAACATCGTAATTAGGATAAAGTTGAATAATAATTGACGTATTAACATCTAAACCTGGATATTTTTCTACCCAAGCGTCATATATAGCATCACCTGGTCCTGAATCTAATCTTAATATTTCTTGTCTCGCTTTCTCTCCCTCTGCTAAACTTAAAACTAAAGGCGTAGTTAAATCGTCAGGGTCAGCTGGTAAATTTAAAGTGTCTAATAAGCTTTCAGCTTCTTTACTTTTTGATAAGAATATCTTATCGCTAGGTTCTCCGAATGCTTCAGCAACTTCTACTCCGTTTATAGCTATTAATTTAGTAACATTATTGTATTGTCCATCTTCTTTTCTAAAACCCCACTTATCCATTTGTTCATCTGTAATTCCTGATTTTTTCCACTCAGCATTTATTCTATCTTGTAAGACAGCATTTCCATAGTTAGACGCTGTATAATACATTTTACCGTTATACTCTATGCCTTTATTTGAAAAGGAAGTTGGTTGTTGATTTAATTGACCATTCTTTATTATGAATTCTCTTTCAGCTTGATTTTTTAAAATATCATATTCTTTAAAAGCTAATAATTGAGATGAACGTAAACCAAATCCAAAAGCCCCTAAAGGTTTAGATGCTTTAATAACTCTCATATCGTTATCAGATACAGGGTATAAATTTTTAAGATCGTCTAATAAAAGATCAAACACATTAGCTTCTAAATCTTTAAATATTTCAAAATCTTTTACTTCTCTATTAACTATTCCTGCAAGAGTATTAGCAAGATCTGGACTTTTTTGAGCTACAAATTCTACAATAGGCGATAAAAGTTGATCTGCGTTAGTTACACCTTTTTGTCCGTCTAGTTGTGAAGCTAATCTAACATTTTCTTGTAATATATTTCTTTGTGTTATATTTGAATCTAAATCAAATTCTGTAAAAATTCTTTTATCTTCACTTTCAATTATAGGAAATTTTTGAGGATCGAATTCTTCGTCTGCTACTTTTTGAGTAGATAAAGCAAAATCTAAATAGTTTGTTATTTTTCCGTTTTCTAATTGAACAGTGGCATACCCAGGTGTTCCTGACGCAAAACCTAAATCTGAAAAGTAAGGGTCGTTTGCTTTTATCGTGTATCTTATTTGTTTAGTTGTTGTTTTATCAGTAGTTTTATTTTTATCTCTATACTTTAATAAGTTTAATAATTTTTGTTGTTCAGCTTCACCCGTTTGAACTGCAGCATTAGCGACACGTGCAAAAGGAGAAGCGAAAGAAGGTGTTCCTGATTCTCTTGCTAATCGTAAAAAGAATTGAGTTCTAGGATCCATAAGTCTATCTTTAAATACTTCTTTACCAGGCGTATCAGTAAAAGCAGCACCGTAAAGTGATCCGACATTCTCTGAACCTATTGGTAGTTTTTCAGCTGTAAGTGCGGCGGCCCTAAAAGTATCTAAATCAAAATCAGTTCTACCTGTAAAGATATCTCCTATGCTTTTAACACCATCTGTAATTGTTCCGAATATTCCTTTATTATTAGCCCCTAAACTTTCTTTTAATAAATCTCCTTGCTGTTCATTTAAATTAGCTAAACTTATAATATTATCTGCAAGGGCTATTTTTTCTTCGTAGTTTTGAAATTCTTTTTCAGCGTTTTTAAACTTATCTAAATCAGAAAGAATAGAAGTAGCATCTTGAGTTACCTGTCCCTCATCTGCTCTTTTGTCCATTAATTCAAGAACTTCTTCAGTAGACATTACTTCGTCTTCACCAGGCGGACGTTCATTTGCTTCATTATAATTCATTATGGCGTTTTCAAATCTTTCTTCTCCACCATATTTTTCGTAAATACGATCTATACCTTCTTGATTATTTTCTTTTATGAAGTTTTGAAGAATATTAAAATCTTCTTTTACATTTAAAGCTGTTGACATATTACCTTAGCTTCTTAAAATCTACATCTATTTTATTATAATCTACAGCTAAGAAACCATTAATATTAATAGAAGCTTCTGGCACTTCTTGCGCCATTACACCTTGATATCTATCAGGGCTATTAATATATTTAAATTCATAGATATTTATTCCTAATGGAGATTTACCTACTAGTTTAATATCTTCTTTTAAACGAGAATCACTCATCATATAAGCTGATCCAATAGCCCCTGCTATTTGACCAAAAGGAGAAGTACCTCCTATAACTTGTCCTACTGTACCTGAACGTTCTTCGCCGTAAGAACGTATAGGAGCACCTGTAAGAATACTTGATAAGAATCCTAATTGTCCTCTTTCAAATCCTTGTTGTTCTACAAAATCACGGTAATCTTCTAGTAATCGTTGCTGTTGAATTGCTTGTTGTAGTCCACCAAATTGAGTTGCAGCGGCCGCTTCTTGTAAACCGACTTGTCCACCTTGAGCTTGTAAACCAGGGATTGCTTGAGCTGCAGTTAATTGGCCTTGAGCTGCAACACCACGATCAGTAGCAAATCTATTTGCTGCATCTTGAAAAGCTTGTGCTTGTAATTGAGCTGTTAAATCTCCTGCTTTTTTTGCAGTTTCAGCTTGAAGAGTAGCTTCTTGTATTCCTTGTCTTGCTCCACCAAATGCACCTCTTGAAACGGCTTGTGCTCTAGCTGTTTGTTGTGCTCTAGCAGATTCTTCTTGTAAATTTCTTATTGCATTGTTAGCTACAGTATCCATAAAAGGATTCATATACTGATTTGCAATATTAGTAGTAAATTGAGTTCCTGCTATATTAGCTGCATCTCTTACTCTATTTTGAGCTTCAGGTATTACACCAGATTGACCGAACTGTCCTAAATTAGTTTGTGCTTGAGTAATTGCAGCATTTTGAAGAGCAGTTAAATCTGCTATACGTTCACCTTGATAAGCTTGAAAAGGTTGTCGACTTGCTGTATTGGCTCTAGCAAATACATCTTCTTGTAAATCTTTAAAATACTGTGGGATATCATATTGTACTTGACTTTGACTAGGTGCCTCTACAACAGTTGTAGCTGGTTTAAATAAACTTCCCATTATAAATTATCTCCATATGTTCCACCAAGGTATTCAAAGTTTTGTCTAATTAACCATTGATGTTTTCTATCAATATCATGTCCTTGTGTCATTTCAAGTATCAAAGGCATTTTGTTTATTTTAACGTATTCTTTAACATATTCTAGCAATTTTTTTGCTATTCTACTATTTCTTTTTTTACTATCTACATAAAGCCAATTCACTCTAAAAAACTTTTTATCTGTATACCAAGTATCTTCATCAATTACTGATATAGTTCCTATGATTTTATTATCTTTTTCAGCCACTATTACGAAGTTATTATAAATTATATCATATATGTAAGAATCTCCCTTTCTAGTATTAGGTTTTCCTAATTTTAAAGGCGATTCTTCAAGCCAGTTTAAAAGTAAGTTTCTAATCGGCTTTACATCTTCTAAAGTAGCTTTTCTATAATTAACCAATTAATCCTTTCGATTTTAAAGCATCTATTAAAGTAGCTAAAGTATTTGCTACGGTAGCTAAGTTAGCAGATGTAGGATCTAAAGCTTTATTAGTAGTTACATTACTAGTAGTAAATCCCGTATCTGCGGGTTGAGTAATTTCTAATAAATACTGTTCTAAATCAACAATAGCTTGATTATATACTTGCATTAATTCATCGTCAGATCTAGCTATCGGAAGGCTAGGAGGTCTTTTAAATGCCATTATCTTTTACCATCTGGTCTAGCATTTACTCTTAACGTTCCGAATCTCCATTGATCATTCGTGCCTGAATCACTACTAATTTTTACAGCGATTTGTCTCCCTCTCGATCTAGTATTAACTTGTTTAGTGCTTGTTGTAATATCTATATTACCAGATTGAGTTTGAGTATCTGTAGGAAAATCTCTAGATAATAAATTCATTTTTACAGTTCCTTGTAAATTTTTAAAATCTGGTATATATCCTCTAATAAACATAAATTGATCTCCGTCTGCTATATCTACATCTCCACTAGTTAAAAACGTATTCATAGTGCTACCATCATCTGAAGTTCCTGTTTCATGTTCGTATATAAAACTACGACCAGCGGATACTCCATTTAAAGTATCTGAAGTTGCTGCAGTAGAAGTAGAATCATATTCAGTAGCTTGAGGAACTGAAAATACTCCTTGATCTACCCATGCACTTCTACTTAAATTTCCTACATACCATACTTGTTCTTGATAATTATAAATAACATACTTATCTACTTGACTTGAACTAGACGAGCAATAAAACCATATAACTTCATTAAATTCATTATTTTCACCAGCATATACTTGAGTATTTTGAGCAGTATTAATATCACCAAATACATGACTTTTCACACTACAGGGAAGTTCTTGTATACCTCCTCTATAAATCATAAAACGACCTTCTGACATCCAGTATGCTGTATCATTAACAACTACTGTAGAATTCATACCAACAGCTCCACAATCTGTACCTAGTAATCTAAATCCAAAAGTAAAAGGAGGACCAATAAACTGCATACTATGAAGTGCTTGATCAGTCCATACTAAAATTTCATTTCTAGTTTTCTTTGCAGATATTATTCTACTTCCTTCACCTAATCTTTGAGAGCCTGCCGTGTTAGTTGTACTAGGAGTCCATTGAGTAAAATTTTCTTGATCTGACCATCTAATAAACATGGTATCTTGAGTGCTAGGAGTTCCTATAGTTATCTCAGTTCCAAAACAAATTAAATGTCTATCAGGAGTAGAAACTAAACCAGTAACTGAAGCTGTAGGAGCATTAGTAACTGCGGTCATACGATTATTAGCTAAGCCTGCTGAAGTATCCCATAAATATGTACTATCATTTTTTTTCCAAGCATATAAATCTTCACCGGCATTATCGAAACTCCACATACCCATATCTAAAGTAACGTTAGAAGTAGATCGAGCTGTACCCCATGTTTCCGTATTCCATGTTGATGTACCCCAACCATATCCTAAAGTTTGAACATCGGGTTCTGCGTTTAATTCAAATTTAGCGTTTCCATTTCCTTTATTAGTTATACCAGAGCCAGACTCAGCTGACGGCATTTGAATAAAAAAAGCGTTTCCATTTGCTACTCCTTGTACTTCAAATTCTCCTGTTGTAAAGTTAGAAGCTGTAAAATTAGTACCTGAAGTTAATGAAGATATAGTATCGAATATAACAAAATCACCAGCACTAGTTCCATGACTGTTTACAGTTACAGTAACATTAGCACTTCCATTAGTAGTAGTAAATATATTCGTTAAAGAAGTATTGCTCTGTCTAAGAGGAGTAACATTATATAAGTTACCTCCGTTAAATATGTAAACTTTTTTATTAGTTCCTAAACCTATATATCGACTTCCGTCTAAATCAAACCAAGTCTTAATTCCTCTAACAACTCCTACCATAGCTGAACTTGCTACTTTAAGCCAGCCTCCTATTTTTTGAGGAAGTCCAAATCTAAATCTTACTTTATCACAATCTATCCATGAACCTTCAGCACCATATTCAGTATTTTCTTTATCTATACCAGGTCTAAACTGAACTTTGTTGTACATTACTTTTTCTTTAATTTTAATAAATTACTAAGATTATTAGCTTTAACCATTTCATTTCTAAAGCTTTCTATTGCAGCACCAGCTTGACTACTTTGTCTAGAATTTTCTATTAGTAATAAAGGAAGCATAGCAATAGCACAGCCATACTCGTCAATTTCTTCACCAGTTTGAGGGTGAGTTCCTCTTATTTGAGTAAACCAAGCACAGTCAAATTTTTTACAAGGAGTAAAATTATTGAGAGGACAGTTATCTTTAATTTCAATTTTCAAATTAATCTTTTGCTGCAATAATTAAATCTACATATTGTACATCTAGATTTAAGTTAGTAGAAAAAGTATGTGTATGCGATCCACCTGCTAATGATCCTGCAGCGTGACTGTGAGCTGTACCTGAACCACCCAAAGGTATGTCAAGAAATTCGTAACCAGCACCTCCACCAGAAGAAGAACCTCTGTTCAAAGGACCTTTGTCTTCTGTTTTTGCTTTTTGTTGTGGAGTTAGAGTTATGTTTGGTAGTTCAGCTTGTGTGATTGAGTGACCAGCGGTTGATCCCGATATAGTAACTGCGGTGCCACCAGTAGTTCCACTAATAGTATTATTAGTATTAAACGCTGCAGCGAAAGTATTAGAGCCACCTGAACTTACGGAACCTGATACGACACGTAAAGCTTTATTATTATGNGTAGTTTGTTTAGTCCAACCAGTAGGTGCTGCAGATTGTTGAAATAACATTTTAGTTGAACTAGGAAAAGCATCTATTCCTGTTAAAGCTGAACCATCACCAGTTACTGTAGTTGCATTCAATACTGCAACATTAACAGTTCCTAAAGAACTAGTGCCATCTGCAAAAAGATCTACCATATCATCTCCGTTTTTAACGTAGGTAACAGTGTGAGTTCCTTGAGTAATAGCTATGCCATTAGCTGCATGACCAGTAGGAGCTACATGTAAAGTATGAGACCCTGTAGTATTATTATGTATAATGTATTCTTTTTCTACTGCTGGTAAAAAGACATAAATATTACCAGATAGTGTTCCTGTAAATTCAATTACTTTATTACCTGCTTCATTAGTAGATTCAACATCTGGATCTCTATTAGAACTTGTTAAAGTAACGTTAGAACTTCCTGCTACAGATTTAGCTAAATAACCTCCTACTGCAGCATCGATAACTTGTAAATTTTCGTTAGTNTTATTTCCCCATACGCCAGCATTTGCGCCAGCTTCCATTAATTCTAATTTTAATCTACTTGAATAAGTTGATGCCATTTTATGCCGCTATGTCCTTCCATGTGTTTGTATTCGAAGTGTTTACTTCAGTCCACGAATTACTTGCCCCTGGTATAGGTTGCCAGAAATTAGGTGAACCTATATTAATATTAGCAGAAAATCCAGAAATTGAAAGAATTTGTTGCCCTACTATTGATACAGTTCCTACAGATGTAGTTGCAGAAAGCCCTGTTACTGAGAATACTTGATTATTCTTTACTACTACATCGTTTAAAGTGGTTGTTAATGCTTGACCAGTAACAGCAATTGCAGCACTTCCAACTTGAGTAGTGCTTCCTAATGATGTAGTTAATTCTTGACCTGTAACAACTATATCGGTTACAAGCTCAACTGTAACACTTCCTAAACTTGTAGTAGCAGATTGACCTTGATAATCTGTATTAGTAGGAGTATTAGCTTGACCTCCCATACCACTATGATATTGACAGTAATAATATAGAGTAGGAGCAGAAGCGGCAACAGTTATAGTTGTTTTATAATTACTATCGTCTTTTACAACCCCTGTAGTATATTCACTACCTCCACTATGTGTACCATCACTAGTNGTAGAAAACCTAACAGGGTGCCCTGTAGCGGCTGACCAATCGAATATGTAAACATTACCTTCTTTTAATTCAAGAGTAGGCTGTTGAACTCCGTCTATGAAGTATTTATTAGCGCCTCCGACTGAAGCTACTGTTACAGTGAAAGTTTGAGTTACTCCTTTAGGAACAACTAAAGCTGAGCCAATTGCAGTTTCATTTCCTTGAGAAACTGTAGCTTCTTGTCCATTTATAACTACATCACCAGGGATTTGAACAGCAACACTTCCTAAACTTGTATTTCCTTGAACTCCTGTTTCTACAACTACTGCAGATCCTACAACAACTTCGTCAGATAAAGTTGAAGTTAATTCTTGTCCTACTTGAGCAATAGCTATGTTAATAGCTACTGATTCATCTCCTAATGTTGAAGTTAAACCAAAACCTGTTTCACTTATAACAGCTTGTCCTGCTACTACGACATTGTTTACAGATCCAGTAAGAGCTTGTCCTGAAGCTGAGATCTCTCCTTGAGCTGATACAATTACACTATTTAATGTAGTAGTGAGGGCTTGACCAGTGACTGCAACACCGGTAGTTACGTCAACTGATACACTATTTAATGTAGTAGTGAGGGCTTGACCAGTAACAGCGACTGCTATACTAGTTCCACCTTCCGCAGAGAAAGGGGCTTCAGCGAATGCTAATCTCGCAAAATTCATTTATTACGACCCTGGGTCGGTTATTGTATTACCCGCAGCAACCCACTCAAGAATCTCTTGATAGTGTCGGTTTGCAGTGTCGTGAGGTACATAGATTGTTGAATTATCTTGAGAAACAACTTTATATGTAATTGAATTATCAATTGCACTTATAATTTTTGTTACTGTCTGTATCATCTATAACTCCGCATCAAATTTTAATTTTCCTGTATTATTTAGTAAATAAAAATGTCCTGTCTGACCCGCAGTAAATGCACCAGAAGAGGATATTTCTACTCTTGCACCATGTGTAGTAATAGCTGCAAAAGATACAGCAGTCAAAGTTTTATCACTTCCCGCACTATAAAGTTTTAAATCTGTGTTTATTGAGCCACCTATTGAACCTGAAGGCGCTGCTCTCATTGGTTTCATAAATTGATATCTGAAAGGTGAATCAGAGGCATTAAAAGCACCTGCAACAAAACTTTGTGCATTGTTACCCTCTTCGAAATAATACCTTTGACATTTTTCTAAACTATTCGCATAACTCTCAAAAGGAAAACTAGGTATGGTTGTGGAATCAAACTCACCGACTTCGAGTTGTATGCCTGTTATATGCCAATTATTAGATGTACTATCTGTGGCATTTACTTGACCCACCGCTGTATTAGCAGCGGTATGAGATTCCCAAGATGATGCTAATGTTCCACTGGTAAAATTAGAACCTGCTGCTATAAACCAACTTACTCTAAAACCCTCTCCATTATCATTATTAATTGTTCCGCCTGTATCCGCAGGTATATTAATTGTCTTTTTTTCCCAAGTATCAGATGCACTCACTGTATATTGCTTTGCTACACTTCTAGTGCCATCAGGTGAATAAATCCACACTACATAAGTTCCTGTTTTGGTTGCTTTAACCCAAAAACATAAAGTTAATTTTTCTGCATTTGATGTTCCATATTTTAATAATTGTAAATTTTGTGCTTCTATTTTTTGGTCAAAAGTAACTCTGTCTGCAGCGGACATTGAGCCTTGTGCTGTGGTTACATCAAATTTCATAGCTGTTACAAAACCTTGTCCTGTAGGTACATTTGTATCTTGTGTCATCGTTATTTGTGAACTAGGAGCACCAGCTTCTGAATATCTAAATCTATCAACTGTGTGAAACCCACTGCTACCATTTGTTAATCCTGTAGCAGATGTACCTCTCTGAGCCACGGACATATCTCCGTTTATAATTATAGGAGTTACTATTCTATCGCTTGGATAACCTCTACTCGTTAAACCTTTATTGGGGATCGTGTTCAGTGGCATGCTATGCTCCTATTAACCTAAATCCGTGCATTCTTGTTTGTGTATCTACAGCGGCAATAGAAGCACCACCAGTATAACCACGTGCGTACATTTCTAAATAATCAGATGCTGCTAAACTCATATCCATAGTTAATGTTTGAGCCGCACCTGACATTCTGCCACTAGGATTAAATGAAATCCATTCTCTTTGTACTGATGAACCATTTTTATACAAATGTAATTGTATTTCAGAGGCACTTTCAGTATTACCAAAACTCCAATATATATTTAATGTAATCTTATATTTACCAGCACCACCACTAGGTACTGTAAATTTGTTAGACGCAAAAGCATTATCTGTATCGTAATCTTCAGTATCTAATGTAATTTTTGTAAGAGTATTGTTTGATAATGTCTGATTGCTACTTAGTCTAACAGAAAAAGCCGGAGTATTTTTTAACGCAGCATTATTAATAGTTAAAGAGCCTGATCCATCGGAAGTCAAGATCGCATTATCACCACCATCAGCGAGTATATTTACTTTTAGTTTACTGGTCATCTATGCTCCTATAATCCTGTATGCTCCAAAATGTGAATATCCTGCATTTGCATTGCCTAACACACTAGCACCACCGCCATTCTGAGTATCACACAAACAATATGCTTCTATGTAATCACCCGCAGCACAAGTTTCATAATGAATGGTGTTAAATGTTTTATAATGTATTCTTGTAGAGTTGTAATAGTTAAGATTACTATTAACAATAGTACCATTCTTTTTTAAATAAATAACGGCATTAGCCATGTTTTGGTCTGCACCTGATTGTATCAAAGCACCTACAAATAAAACATATTTACCGCCCTTTCCTGTAGGAATTGTATATCTACCTGTACTAGAGCTATATCCTGTATCTGTATCAAATATAGTAGTTTGCCATTTTATTAAAGTAGAGGTGTTATCGCTAATTCCGTAATCTGTAGTAAGTTCTGCATAAAAAGCAGGGGTATTAGTAAAAGGTCCAGATAAAGTATCTCCGTCCTCCCCAATCGTAATTGATGAGCCTGACTGCTTTATAATCTCATTTACCTTTAACTGCGATACCACTATTTACTCCTTATGATTTAGGGTTTGCGTCTTTGACAGTTTTAATTTTTTTTGCCCACTCACCTGTTGAGTCTACTTTACCTGCTACCAAATCTTTATATAACAGATCTAGCTGATCACCGATATCTCCGTAACCTGCTCTTCTTGTAGCTCTAACTTGATTGTTTTTCTCTTCAGTATTACCTGCTGTTTCTTGTGCAGCGAGTTGTGAGTCTGTAGGTTTGTCCAAACCAGAAATATTCCATTCTTTAATGTAAGGACCCTTACCGTCAGAATCATCCTGAAGTAAAACATCCTTTGTAAAGTCTACAGTCTTTGAGTTTGCTTCACAGTAAAGTTTTACCTTTGTTGCTAATGATGCCATTTTTTCTCCTATCCGCTAAAGTTTGCGTAATCCACAACCTTAGCACGTTCTTCTGCTCTTTTTGTTTTTACATCAGAAGGCATAGCAGTTCCGCCCTCTGCTTCTCTGACTGACATCCAGTCAGTTGATGCAAGATAAGCTCTTGCTGTTTCGTTAATTATTTTTTGTGATGCGAATGCATCCTGTTTGTCCATATCAGCTTTGACTTTTGCCCAAGTAACAGCGTCTGGCTTTGCGCCCATGATAGCTGTGTCATTGGAGTCTTTACCGACAACCCATTCAACGTTTGAGTTGAACTCAGCTTCAGTAGTCACATTACCACGAATAACAAATTCGTAAGTGCCGATGGACTGTATTGCTTGTGCACAATCTGCCACTATTTACTCCTATAATATCACTAGTGTTCCACCACTAGCTACGTTTATTGTCTGTCCTGAGGACACCGTTACAGGACCTACTATACTAGCATTTTCAGAAGATGAAACAGATAATCCTCCTGTTAATGTTTGTACGTTTCTATACGCCCCGTTAATACTTGTTAATTTAGCTGCTGTCACCGTTGCGTCTGTTGGAGCACCTACGTCAAACGTATCACCAAATATAATACCACTAAAGGTGTCTCCAG